TGAAAAGATTTTTGAGATTCACTCTAAAATTTTTCATAGCATTAATTAATCTACTACCAATCTCACCAATCTTGGCAAAAAACGATGAGAATAACAAGGGGAGTCCAAAGAGGAAACCACCCTTATCTTTATCCTTTTTACCCTTCTTATCTTTTTGAGCGGTCTTTAGGGCAAGTGCTGCTTTCTTTTTGGCTTCGTCTTCTGCCTCTTGACGTTTCAAGGCATCCAATCTCATCTGTTCAAAGAAATCAGTAAACATTGATAGTTGTTTCTGTTGTAAAGAAACACCCTGTTTACTTGTACTCTCAATCCGCAGTTCTACCGCCTTGAGGTCATTTAATTCTTCTGTTACTGTTCCAAGTGCCATTGAGATACCCTAAAAATTATTGTTGTGCTTCTTATTCTCTTCTGCCTCTTTTTCGAGATGGTCTGCGAGTAATGTCAAATAAACTTCTCTTTCCCAAGGTATCATATTTTCTAAATCAGATAAAGAATAATTATGATGTTGCATTAGTGCGAAGTTGGTTTTGAAATGACTAACCAAATTGTCGTGCGCGAGGCATACTAAAAAAAATCTTGAAGACCCTCCAGTTTTACTTTGTTTTCTGTTCCACAGGCGACGCATTTATATTCTGCCTCCTGTCTTAGTACAGGTTGATTATTTAGAAATGCGCCTACTGATGAAAATTGATTACTTGTCATCGAGTCAATAAACGATTCCATTTCTTCCTTTGTCCATTCTGTTATTCTTTCATCTGGTGTGTTTACAGATAAAATACATTCTTCAACCATCATCATACCGAAACTTGATTCTGACATATTTTCTTTATAGTTATCGACGAATGATGTATAAGACGGATATTTCAATTCTAGTTCTATTGTATCCGTAAGTTTTATTATATTACTTATTTCTTTATCTTGTTGTACTTCAAGTGATGCTAGGTCAACAACATATTCTGACCTCGCTTCGCAATCATCTGAACCACATGTTAGTTCCAAGGTAGAGGATTCACCAACTGACTTCGCACGTAATCGTGTAAAGATATATTCAATATCAAAAGTTGTAAGTGTGTCTCCGTTTACATGTTCAGTTACACAGGCGGTTACAATGTCTACCATTGCCCTCATCTGTATTTTTCTGTCATTAGACTCAAATGCCTGAAGAAGAACTTTCTCTTCTTTTACAAGATATGGTCTGTAAGTAATCGCCTGTTTGGTTGAAGGGATTATCAAATCATACTTGATGGTTTCATTTAAAATAGGTAGTGCCATAATATTATTTTCTCCGTGTGTTATAATATAGTTTATTTATAATAAAATTAAAGAAGTCCACGAGCGAACTGTAGTACTCCACCCGCCAAACCAACTCCGAGTTGACTTGCAGTGATTTTCTTTGTTGTACCTTCCCAATTGGTATATGCCAAAGAAACCGTAACTTCTAAAAGGTTTGCGTCTGCTTTCATTTGGATTGCAGACAGTGTTGTTGGGAATGCATCTATCAACTTACACTCATAGACAATATCATCAGGTGTAATGGCGTCAAGGTCAAATTCTCCTTGTGCAAAATCAAGAGGGCCCAGTTTTGGTAACCTACCTCTTATACTTGAAGGTATCTTACCCGCATCAAAAAGTTTCTTTCTTGCCACTGGGAACGATACGCCTTTTCTTATTTGTGATATGGTGACATCATGAACATAGTCTTTATGATATCCCATAGTCTTTGTCGTTTGATTGAATATTTTATTTTGCCATGCCTCGAAGTAAGTCCTTGCACTATAATCATTCAGGAGATAGAAGGTCATAGCAACATCCTCTAATGCATACCCATACCCAACTTTTCTCTGTCTCACACCTGTCTGGTCTTCTACTGTTTTTATTTGTCTGCCAGGCAAGTTTACACCCGTACACATAATTTCCATTGTCTGTGCGTAACCTGTTCCTAAGTCGGGTAGTTTGACTTTGAACATACTACCCATAGCCATTCCACCACCGTGACCGATTTCTGAAAGGAACTTATCTATATTCGCTACCATTTTTTATTACTCCTAGTCAAGTGTACCACCAACTTTTGTTGAGATACCTGCCAAAATTGCCCTTGAATCTTTGTATGCAGTGAGTGGGTTAGGTATTTTCTCAAATTGTGCGACAGGGAGAAAGGTTGCAATCTCCCATTCGGGTGCGGGAACTGTTGCAAACTGACTTCTTACGTGTGAGGTGAGATAGTGTTTGAAACACGGTTTGAAGTATTTCATTTCACTCATACCCTTGAGTCTCTGATATGTAATCTCGAACTTTGCGTTGGCGGACTTCTTACTTGTCGCAACACCCATCAAAGAATCTAACATTTTTGCACGTAACACAGGAGGTAAGTAGTGAAGGTTCAATCCATAGAAACCCTTCGGGGCAGGTTGTACCACAACAACCAAAGGGAACTTATCATAGTAAGGTAAGGTTGCCTTTGTCTTGGGGTCATAGAAAAACATCTGCATCGAACCAATAATTCTTTCGTCACCCTGTTCAAGTGGTGCTTGTTGTAGTAACTGTCTTGGTTTGATATCACGTAAATCCTTCGCACGTTGACGAAACCACTTACGTGATTCCTTGGTGCGTGGATTTATTCCTGCACGAAACGCCTCTCTCGATAATTTATCGAATATGTTTTGTGTACTCATAGTTGTATTTATACTATTTTTTACGACGTTTGTAAGGTTTTATTGGTTTTAATGGTTTTGTTGATTTGGGTATAATGGATTTCAGGGGTTCTTTCTTCTCAGTCCATATCTCAAACTTCCAACCCCTGTCCTTGGCATATTCTTCTGCCGCATTCCACTTGTTTATATTCTTGATGTAGGTCAAACTCTCGTTGAGATATCTCTTTGTCCTTCTTGCACCCTTTGGTGGTCTAGTTTGTCCATCAGGTTTTATCTCTATAAGGAATGTCTTCCCCTGTTTATTTGTAATTTTCAAGTCCATAAAGTATCGGTGATACTTCCTATCCACTTCGTATAGATATGGTATAACAACTTCTTCGGAAGACCACTTGATAATATCAGAGTTATCGTCACACCATTTGAAGGCATGTCGTTCCCACAGAGAACGATACATAACCTTAGTTGGGTCACCCTCATACTTAGATGGATTTTTTACTGAATATCTTCCCGAATATGCCATAAAAACCTTATAAATAGACTTGACGAATATAAAACTATTTAGTAGGAAAATAAAATGGTAACTCCAAAACTACCAACCGTTCAAGTACGAGACTATAAGAATGATGGTAATCAATATTATTATCCAGAGGATGTAACGTCGGTTGACCAAAAAAGTTTTGTTTATTTTGAAACATACAATGAACCCGCAATAACATTGAATGGTGTATTCAATGATATTTTGTCACCCCTATTGAAAGTAGGAAAAAAATTAGCAAAAGGTGGACTAGATAATGCTGCTGGCAGTGGGTTGGAGGGTGTAATTGAAACTGCTTTCACTCAAGAAAATGTCAATCAGACGAAGGCACTCGTAAACGCAGATGTTGTAATACCTCAACTCACGGGTACAGGACAGAGAGCGGTGTTGTATTTACCCATAAGTACTGCGTATACAGACACTATGCAATATGAAAATGCGACATTAGGTTTCCAAGGTGCAATTGCAAATAAGGCATTAGCTGGTGGAAGTAAGAGTGTAGGTGGTGCATTGGTGGGAATGATAAAAGGTGGTGTCGGTACATTGTATCAGGGTTTGATGGGTGGCGCCGGTGATGTGGGAAGTGTTATAACACAGATGGCTATCAAAAAGAGTAAACTCGGAGGAAAAGATTTAGAAATTGCCGCTGAACTTGCACAACGAGTAAGGACAAATCCGAACGCAAGAGTTATGTTTTCAGGGGTTGGATTCAGAGAGTTTACGTTTACCTTCAAACTTATCGCTTCATCTCGAAAAGAGGCAGAAAATATTGAAGGTATGATAAAGTGGTTGCGTAAAAATATGTATCCAGATGATATTACGACAGGAGCGAACGGTGTAAGTATTGGTTACAAATACCCACCTAGATTCAAAATAATGTTGATGCACAAAGAGTTTGGTAAAGATGCAAAGGAAATTTTCCATAAGATAAAACCCGCATACTTGAAGTCTTGTGGAACAGTATACAATGCGACACAACAATCGTTTCACCCAAGTGAAAACAATTATGACAAGGCAAAACCATTTGAGGTTGATTTGACACTCAGTTTCCAAGAGTCAAGACAACTTGTAAGTCAAGACATAGAGGCAGGATTCTAATGAGTACTTCATTTTTCAGAAACTTTGACGTTGTAAATTATAGTTTTGGTGATGGTGAAAGACCTGTCTCATTTCAAAAACTTACCCAGTTCGTTTCGGTATTAGATGATACACGAGATAACGCTGCGTTCTATAATCTATATACAATAATCGCAGGAGAGAGACCCGACACGTTGTCATATAAATTGTATGGAACAACAGACCATTATTGGACATTCTTTTTATTGAATGATAAACTTAGGGAGTCAGGTTGGCCCATTGCATCTTATGATTTACTTGATGAGGCGAAATCAAAATATCCATATAGGATGGTAACGACCAATTCAGATATAACTACAGACAATGGTTCGTTCGAATTGTTCCCCATAGGACAAGAAGTTTCTGGTTCTAGTTCTGGTACAACAGGAACAATCATTCGTAAGATACCAGAGAAGGGTCAGATTATAATCGATACTGGAGACGAACCAAACACACAAAACTTTGATTCCACAGAAACGATTCGGTATGTAAATCCAGATGGAGGATTTAGTGAGGCAAAACTCATCAAGGAGTCAGAACAATATAATGCAGTGCATCACTATGAAGATGCAGACGGAGTGTATCAAGACTTGACACTATATGATTTTGGAACTCCTGCAGCTTCATGGACTGCGGTAACATATCGTGACAGGATTGAAAATCGTAATGATGACCTCAAAGAGATTGTTGTTATCAAACCAAGTGTTATAAACGGTATCGTTTCAGAGTTCAAATCACTTATGAAACAAAGATTATAAAAAAGTATTATGGCACAACAAGAAACTACACCTAAAGCTGAATCTTCATTTTCACCTCAGTTTGAGTTAAATCAGGCGGTAATATCTTCTGGTATGTATGATAAAGAGATTGATGTTACAACCAATGTTGCAGAACTTGTTATTTTTGAATCATTAGATTCACCCTTCTTGACAGGAAGGATAGTGATATCAGATGATGAGGGTCTTTTTGATGCAATGAAATTTCAGGGTACAGAAAGATTGATAGTTAGTCTAGGAGGAGCTGATGATGTGAAGACTCCTATACTCACAAAGAAAAAGTTTATAATGACTAGTATTGAATCTAAAATATCAGGTTCAAACCAAAACTCGTCTGCATATGCCTTTACTCTTATAGACGAAGTTGGTTTTCTGGGACAATTGAAAAAGATTAGTAAATCCTATACAGGAAGTCTTGAGAGGATTATTGTCAGTCTTGCACAAAACGAACTCAATAGACAAGTTGACATTGGATATACAGGCGCAACCTCTAGTAATGACGAACTATCGGCACAACAGGATATAACATGTATCATTCCTAATCTTACTCCTATAGAGGCAATGAAGTGGTTGTGTAGTCGTATCACAACACTAAACGGTTCTCCTTATTTTATTTACGCAACTCTAAATGTTCCAAATTATTCTGCGGCTTCTGACGAAACACTAAATGAAGAAGACCGAACTTTTGGAAATGTCATAAGACTTGGTAATCTTGATGTGATGTTACAACAAGAACCACTAAACAAAGTCCCGTTTAGATATACTCCAAACACCACGGGTGTCAATGTCGAAGCTGACCCTGTGAAACAAATGTTTACAATAAAAGGGTTTCAGATAAGAAGTGGTTATTCAGATACTCTTACACAGGCGTTGATGGGTTCTGTTGTGTCAACATATTCAAATACCAATCTAGGGACAGGTGAAATATTCAAAACAAAACACAATCTCACTGACCAAATAAATACTC